GAAACATATTCCCTCGGACAACTCGTAGAGGTGGCAAATCACCTTATGGCTTGGTATGCAGGGGAACAACAAGAGGGAGAAACTATGTCAGAACCAATCGAAATGTCAGTTGAGGCTGACACGGTTAAAGAGCCTGATACAACCGCAGGGTGCGATTGTGCTGGCTGTGTTAAATGTAAGACTAATGGTGGATGCGATTCTAAAATGTGTAAAGGTTGCACAAAGAGTTCGCACATGGCTGCCGAAAAGTCTGAAACAGTTGACAAGTGCTTAGATTGTGGTTGCCACAAGCCATCAGAAACACATGGTCGCACCGATGTATCAACTGCTCAAATTGTTACACCTGAACAGGGTGCTGGCTCAGAGAAGTCTGCTGATGCCGATGCAACTGTTGAAGAAATTGTAGCTGAAGGCGAAGCAATCGCCGATGAAACCGTTGCCGAAGTTGATGCCGTAGTAGGCGAAACACCTGAAGCAACCGAAGAAGTTTCTGTTGATGATTCAGCAGAGAAAACCCTGCTTAGTGATGACACAGTAAATGCCATCATTGAAAAGGCCGTGTCAATGGTTACGGAATCTGTGAAAGCAGAAGTTGGGCTTGCTAAGGCTGCATTAGAGGCAGCAGAGAGCAAGGCAGCTTCGCTTGAAACCGAACTCGCACAGGCTAAATCAGCAGCGATTGGAAATGGGCCTAAGCGTTCATCAATCGCAGCAGGTAAAACCCAAAATGATAATCTGCTTGTAAAGGCTGCCGAATTTAATGCTAAGGCTGCTCGCACAACAGACTCCGTACTCGCTAAGGGCTACCGCGAAATCGCTAACGATTTAATCGCTAAAGCCTCACAAAGCGAATAATAAAGAAAAGGAAACCAAACATGGCTCAACTGCCTAAAGCAGCAGACCTGTTTGCCGATGCTACTGATGCAAAGTCATCAGCAGTTCGCATGGAAGAATATGTAGAAGTTCTAGGAAAGTCACTTTCCGCTTCTACAAACACACCAGGCGTATCTGCTCCGGTTGATGCAACAGCACAACTTGAAGCACTCGCAGCAAACAAGTCAATCTCACCTGATGCTCTTGGAGCATTGAACAGCGCCCTTGCTGCTCAGCGCCAAGCACAGGCTGACATCGTCAAAGACATCTCGCTTACATCTCCATTGTCATCATCTTTCGCAGCCTTTGACCTCGAAGCACCTGCAAAGCTCTTGACACCACGCCCAACACCACTTCGTAACAAGATTGCCCGTAAAAAGGGTGTCGGTACAAGTCATCGCGTAAAGCGCGTACTTGGTTACACAGGTACAGGTACAGGTGGAGTCGGTAACCTATGGCCAGGAATCACAGAAACATCAACAGCTACTTTCGGTTCAATCGCTTACGAGCGTGGCCCAAAGATTTCTTATGCTGCTGACGATTTGATTCTTCCATACAACACCTACTCACTATCTGACAGCGTTTCATTTGATGCTAACTTCTCAGGCCTTGGATTCCAAGACCTTCGCCAGTTGTCATCAACATCAACACTTTATGCAACAATGTTGATGGAAGAGCGCATGCTTCTTATGGCTCGCGGAACCGCAACAGGATACTCAGGAACACTATCTGCTCCTACAGTAACCGCAACTGCTGCAAACGCTTCAGGTACACAAGTTGGACTTGCTGCTTCAACACAGTTCTTCATCTATGTAACTTCTGATGCTGGTTCATTTGGTGAGTCTGTTGTTTCAACAGTTCAATCTCCAACAACCTCTTCAGGTTCACAGGTAATCACAATCACCGTTGGTGCTGTTACAGGCGCTCTTGGTTACAAGGTATATGTTGGAACAACAACAGGTGCAACAAACGCTAAGTATGTTGGCCGTTTCACAGGATTGACAGCAACACTTCAGGGTGCTGCTTCAACCAACACAACAAACAATAACCTTGTTTACTCAACATCAGGAGCAGTTGCTCCTTCTGCTGATTCATCTGCTTATGCAACAGGATATGATGGAATTATTCCTACACTTCTTGGTTCTGCTGGTGGATACAACAACGCAGTTAATGGTCAATTCTCAACCTCTAACCCAGGTGCGGAATATCAGACTGTGTTCTACAACCTCTACAACAATGTTAAGGCTGACCCTGATGAGATTCTCATTAACGGTTCAGACCGCAAGCAACTCTCTGATGCAATCAAGAATGGCTCAACTGCAAACTACCGTTTGAACTTGACCCAAACTGATGCAGGAGATTATGTTGGTGGAGCTACTATTGGTGGTCTATACAACGAAGTAACAGGCAAGTTAGTGGACATCACAGTTCACCCTTGGTTGCCACAAGGTGTATCACCAGTTCTTTCTTACACCCTTCCAATTCCTGACACAGAGGTCAGCGATTGTTGGGCAGTTTACAATGTACAGGATTACATGGGTAAAATTGAATGCCCGGTTGCGGCGTAAGTCGTAATATAAATTTCGCTGTATCGGTGAAGTCCTTCAAGAAATAACAGGGTAATACCGAGGCAACCTGCGAAAGCAGAGAGTCCGTAACGACTACACGCGAAACTCCTTAAAATTAAGGATGAAGATATAGTCTGACCTTACAAGATGATAAATTGTAAGAACCTAACAGAAATGATTAGGTCGCTCGAAAGAGTAGTAACAATGGCCACCGATTCAATGGCCTGTCACACAATTCTCATACGACTTCAGCACATACTTCCGTGGAACATTCATGGCACAAGCTCCGGCTTGGTCAGGTATCGTTTCAGGAATTGCATCTGCATAGTCCTAAGAACAATATCGAGCAAGGCGTACCTTCGGGTGCGCCTTGTTCCATTTCAGGAGAGGCGCAATAAATGACAAGAATTATCCCACCACAAGGTTTGCGTGAAGTATCCGTTACAACCGAGCGTGGCACTAAAACTTACAAAGCAAATAAAGATGGCGTTATCAATGTTGATAATCCTAAACACGCCGCTCAAATGAAATACGAAGGCATGGGCGAAGGAAATGCAATGGGAACAATTCGTAACCCATCAAAAATAGGTTTCACCTGCAAAAATTGCGGGTTTGGTTCATTCTTCAAAAAATGCTCAAGATGCGGAGAAATAAATGAGTAATGCGTATTCAGGTACAACCCACCAGTTCTCAACGCCATACTTGACCCTTACTGAATTCAAGAACGCTCCAACGGCGATTGACATTGACAACCTTGTTTGGAACTCACAAGACCCTGATGTTCAAGATGCGGAATTAGCCAATGTTATTGCTAGAGCAAGTTCATGGATTGATACTTACTGCAACCAAGTCCTCGCAGCAACCACAGAAACCGAGCAACAACGCTCTCGAATTCGTGATGACGGTACTATCCGTTTTCACCCACGATACAACCCAGTAATTGCTCTCACAAGCCTTCAATACGGCTCACCTAACTATCAGCTCACCACAGTTCAAGATTGCTCATACGCTTGGATTGAAGATTCTCAAATTGTCTTTCCTTATGCGATGCTTGCCACAACTTATACAAATCAAGGCCCACTACAGTTTGGCTTTCCTACAACCGCTCGCCAAGAGGTATTCCTCAAGTATTCTTATGTCAATGGTTACGCTAACAGCACTATTGCTACGGCAACCGCAGGGCAAACTAGCCTAACTGTTAATGACGGAACAGGTATCACCGCAGGGCTTACCCTCAAGATTTATGACGGCTTTAGTTCAGAGTTTGTCACAGTAGCTTCTACCTATACATTTGGCTCAACCACGATTCCACTTGTCGGCACACTTGCTTATAACCACGCATCAGGAACTTCTATCTCTGCCCTACCGCCAGCAATCAAGGAAGCCGCAATTCTTGTGACTACCTCAATGCTTAAAGTTCGTGGCGATAACTCAATGGTGATGAGCGTTGCCTCACGCGCCTCAGAAGCCGTACCTGGCTCACAGAAGTTAGGCACAGAATTAGCCATTGCGATGAACTTGCTTGCTCCTTATCGCAGGATTAGATAATGGCTTTATCAGGTCGCGCAGCCGTTCGCTCAACACTTGCAACCTTTATTGGCAACCCACCGGTTCAAGGTATTAACCAAGTATTTACTGCCTTTCCTAAGCGTATTGACTTTCAGGTTAATGCCCTGCCTTCTCAGCTATCTCGTTGCGCCGCAGTAATCCATATTGACTCAGAGCGTGAAAATCGTTTGGCAATAGGTGGAGCTACAAATGGGTGGAAGCGTATTGACTACTCAGTAAACATTCAATTATTTCATCATTCTATGGAACGCAAGTCAGAAGATGCTATGGCTGATTTTGACAATGTAGTTGACAATCTAAAGGCAAAGTTGCGCTCAGACCACCAATTCGGTGACCCATCAGGAAACCTTGTATGGCAAGGCGCAGAGCCAGTAATAAATGTAACTTTTGGTGAGCCTGTTTCTAATGACGGAACATCCACCGAAATATGGGCAACATTGAACTTCGATGTTACTCAAATGATTCAAGCATAGGAGAAACAATGCCGACATATAAATACAACGGTGAGGATACCCGCGAGTTCCCAACTATCGGCTTAACCGTAAAAGGTGGAGATACTTTTGAGGCTCCCGCAGATTTTGATGTTGCAAATGTAAGTCTAGTCAGCAAGAAAACAGCACCAATCACAACCACAGAGGAGAGTGAATAAATGGCAGTCCAACCTTCCGTCAAATCGTATTTAGGATTGGCGCTAGAAACAACCAAGGGAACAGCAGTAACCGCTACTGACTTTGTTCCAATTACGCTTAACAGTTTTAAGCCTGTTGAAATGATTAACGAGTTACTTGATAAGGGTATTCGTGGCAGCATGGTTGAAAACTACAACTATGTTCAAGGCCGCCGTCATACTGAAATTGATTTTGGTGGGCCTGTATTTGCCGACACAATCGGATATTGGCTTGCAGGTGTTTTGGGTGATGTAACCACAACAGGTTCAACAGCTCCTTATACACACGCTATTGCTCTTAAAAACTCTGTAGGTGCTTCAGGAGATGCTCAGCCAAAGGCTTTGACCATCACCGATTACTACTCAGCAAACATTCGTCAATTCCCAGGATGTCAGGTACATGACTTTGAATTGACATTTAACGCTGACGGTATGCTCGAATACACCGCTAAGGTAACAGGTTATCCTTCAGCAACAACAACTGCACCGGCTCCATCATTTTCAACAGTCTTGCCTACTCAGGTATGGACAGGAGCAGTAACAGTTGGTGGAACATCAATTTCCAACTCAACAACAGGTTCAGTAAAACTTACACGCAAGGTTGAACCTATTTTTGGTATTGCCAATACCCAAGCGCCTTATTCAGTATTTGTTGGTGCTTTAGAAGTAACAGGCAAGATTACCTTTGTTATGGAAAACGATACTCAACTTACAAACTTCCTATCAAACACTCAACCTGCTTTGACTTTTAACTGGTCAACAGGAACAGGCGCTACTGCTACGCAGGTTTCTTTGACTGCTACCAAGAGCGCATACACAACAGGTGTAGTCGTTCGCGATAAGGACTATGTAGAAGTTACCGTTGAATTTAATTCACTTGGTAACACAACAGATGTAGGAACAACGGCTGGCTACTCTCCTGTCAAGTTCACCCTACAAAACGCAAAGCCTTCAGGTACATACCAGTAACCTGAAAAATATGTTGTGTGGGGTGAGCGCCGCCTTCCCGCTCCCTCACACAACCTTAAACTAATCGAAGGCACAGATGGAAGGAAACCCATGTCAGAAAAGATAGTAACGCTCCCAAGTGGTCACACAGCTACATTGCATGACCCAAAAGGGTTAAAAGTAAAAGACCGTAAAAAGATTTTTGCAGGGGCAGATGGCTTAGAAGGCATTGCTCAGGTTATGGCATTGACAGATGGCATTATCTCTTGCTTGGTCAAGGAATGGTCATTTGACCTTATCCCACCTTCAGTTCGCATTGAATCTCTTGGTGAGTTATCACTAGCAGATTACGACACCCTTATTGAAGCCGCTAGTGAAGCACAGGAAGCTCTATTTCCTAGCCTTAACAAAACGCTAGAAAGTGAAGCAGACCCAAAAGCGGATACCGCAAACTCCAACGCCTAAAAGGGCTGTTAGAAGGCGCGGATATAAATGAGAATTATGACTACCCAAATGATGAGTGGTTTTATTATGAGTGCGCTAAAAAGTTTGGTTGGACTCCACTAGAAACGGATGAGCAACCAACTTATTTAGTGTCATGGATGCTTGCAATTCACCGAACAGTAGAGGAGATAGAAGTTGCCAATCAAGACTAATATCGGAATCTTTAATCGTGAAATGCGCGGGCTTATTGACACAATGGATGTTGGCGCTCGCAATGCCACTAATGAGCTTGCTGCTGCCCTTACGCAAATGGCTAAAGAGGAAATCAAAGGCAAGCGTGAGCCTGGTGAAAAGGCTCAAGCAGGTAAGCCACCTAAGAACCGTACAGGTAACCTTCGCCGTTCTATCAAATCTTTTAAGTACCGCGAAGGCTTTGCTACTTATCGCGCCGTAGTTGGCCCAACAATGATTTACGCTCGCGCAGTTGAAGAAGGTGGAGATGCCGCTCCTCCTTCATGGCGTGGAACAAGTGCTATGAAAGGCTTTCCTTATATGTTGCCGGCTTGGGAAAAGTTTAAGAAATCAGGAATAATGGAAGAGATTATTGCCAAGAATATGATGGGAATATAATGGAATTAACGCCTGTCAGAGTTGAATTTATTGTTCGCGCACAAGAGGCTATTGCCGAACTTCAAAGAGTCAATGGCGAAATGGATAGAATTGCCGTCAAAGGTAAATTGGCTGGTACTTCTATGGCTACTATGGAGAAATCATCTAGACTTGCTGGTACTGCTCTTCTTGGCTTAGGTAGCGTTTTTGGTTTGGTTGCTTATGAAAGCATCAAATCGGCAATGGATTTACAAACCTCACAAACTAGACTTCAAGTTGCCGTTAAAAATAGCGGTGTAAGTTTTGCTGCTGCTAAGCCTGTTATTGACAAACACGCCGAAGCAATGACAAAACTAGGCTTTACAACCCAAGACACTTATGAGGCGTTAGGCACAATGGTTACGGCTACCCGTAGCCCTCAAATGTCGCTTAATGCGCTTGGTGCTGCTGCTGACCTTGCTCGATATAAGCATATTTCGCTTGCTCAGGCTTCTACATTAGTTTCTCGCGCTGCTCTTGGACAAGCTCGCGGTCTTGCCGATTTAGGTTTGGCTATAAATAAAACCATTCCAAAAGGTGCTTCATTTGCTCAAATTATGGCGCTTATTGAAGCAAGAACCCGCAACGCCGCAACAGCATTTGCTCAAACAAGTGCAGGGCAATTACAAGTATTACAAGCAAGGTTTAAGGCACTTACCGAAGATTTAGGAACTCAGTTACTTCCAGCATTTAATAAAATACTTGCTTGGATTGATGGCCCTGGATTAAACGCTTTGAAAAAATTAGGCAAATGGTTTAGCGATAATAAGCCTATTGTTGTTGCCTTTACTACTGCTTTGGCTGTTATTTGGGCTGCTCCAAAAATTGATGCAATGCTCGCAGCAATGGGAAAACTTGTTCTTGGCTGGCAAGGTGTTGCAGTAGCCGCAGGAGAAGCGGCAGCAGCAGAAGGCGCTGCAAGCGGAGGCGCTGCAAGCGGAATTGCAAAAATGGGGCCATTAACATCTTTAATACGAAGCCCTATTACGGCTATGGCTGCTGTTGCAGCAGGGGTTGGATATGAATTCTACAAAGCAGGAACAGATAAAGGCCCACCACAAAAACCAGTA